GTGGGGAGCTCCTGCAATTATAAATAATTGTAAATGTGTGTGTAGAATAGGTTTTAAATTAACCGAGAAAACAAGAGTATTTGAGAGTTTCCCAACTCTCAGGCTTAACTGTTAATAAATTAACAGTTCCAAACAGCTGATTAGACCGCCTAGATGAAAAGCGTTTTAATACAAATACTTTCATGATTCTTACACAACATCAGTTCCCCAATGGTAGTAACCTACCCAGTATCAATGATACCGCCCGTTAGAAGAAGTTTTAGTGGATTTTCTCCACTTGCTTGTTATTCATGAAGACTGGAAACAACCGACGTGGTATGTCGATCATTTTGACATCAACACGATCAGGAACATCCGGATCGATCAGATAACAGTCCCCATAAACTTCTTTTCGCTTAAACTTAACAAAAGTTTTTGCGACTTGTATGGCTTTACCATACAATCTTACCGGCAAAGACTGCCGCTTACGAGTTTCGGATACGCATCGAAAATAGCGCATCTTTACACCCGCGTCCCGTGCCGCTTGATTGAGCAATATCCAATTATCATCAGTATTCCGATGAACGAAAGGACTGTCAACATGACCATAGGGAATGGAAAAGCCGAGAATTTTTTCAGCCCGACCAAACCAATGCTCACTAAGTTGACGAAGCTCACGCCCGCGTAAAAGATTTGCGTGGGCGACCATTTTAGCCGCCGATTCAAATTTCGCATCACCGAGGATTTCCTTAACTTTTATAGGTGTAACGTCAACGCCATCGAAGGCGTCTGCGCCGCACGATTCGGCAAACCGAGTCCCAATGCAAGATTTGTCCTCATTTATAATGAGTCCAACTTCACTAAGAATCGGAATGATAGAAAGTGCAAAATCCTTTGAAGTAATTAGGTCGTCTCCGACGATGTCGACATAAAAAGAATCACGACTTCCCCCATCTTCAAACCAAGTACCCCAACTAAGGGAATACAAAGTCAATGCTAAAACAGGAAAGCATAAAGCACTTCCCATAGGAGCAAATTTTTGATATCGACCAGCTATTTTGCCGTCGATAGAATAATATTCAGATCTGCAACGAAGCATATCTTCAAGAAGATGAGGAACAAGGGCAAACAACTTTTTCACAAGCGAAAGGCAGATTAAATCTGACGCTCGCTTAAGATCAATAGTTGCCAGATTTTTAGAACGGGACGCAAGTAAAGCAGCTGCTTGATTAGCTGATTGGTCCGTAAAATGTACATATTTCCCGCGAAGTTTTTCTTCAACGGTAGAATACATCCAACCACGGACACCTTGTTGAAGGTACTGAAGCCATGTAGGCTCAACAGCAATCAGACGAGGACCTCGAGAATCTTTTGGAACTAAAGTTACCTTAGATGTTCGAGACTTCAATTCCAAGCGCGAATCATTCGCGAATGCTACCTGTCTACATCCTTCGGAGATATTTTCATCTCCTCCGATAAGACAGGACCCCCAGTAATCTTCAAGACTATAGGGAATAGGACATTTATCCTTAGCATCAATTGAAGCGTCAGCGACTGCTCCTGGACCATGAGTGTAAGTCAAATCGTACTTTGTATTACGGTCATAGTGACCGAAAAGACGATAGATTTCTCTTTGGCCTTCGGAGATAATTCGCTGAATCCGAGAGTTGTGTAAAAGAGGTTCAACATCTACAAAGGTGTTAAATGCTTCTAAACGCTTCTCATCCTCAATAAAAGTATCGAGCACTCGCGCTTCCTTCTCAGGACCACAAGGAATATTAGCCTTGTAGAAATAAAAACATACTTGACGTATGCGACTCACACATAAAGTGCAAGCATCCTTGAGAAGGACTCCTGAATCAGAAAAGATTTTCCGAAACAATGAACCCATAATCTGGGGGATCTTCTTCGTACCAAACGCATGTTTGAACGAAGATGGTAAAACAAAACGTCCATCTTTTAGTCCTCTATCGAG